CCCTGTTTTGATGACTTCCATCATCAATAACAATATCAAATGGTCCATTTTCAAAATTAACAATATCTAAGAGTTTTTCATCTTTTTGATCTCCAATATAAACTTTACCAATATTGGAAGTTACTGGTAAAATATCAATTCCACATATTTTTGAATTGGGAAATATTTTTTGGTATGCTTGCATACCAGTTCCATTATCAACTCCAATTTCAAGAATATTAATTTTTTTGTTTAGATTAAATCCTTTAAAAATATTTTTATAGATATCCCAATAAACTATATGTTTACTAGAATATCCAGGAGTTTTATAAAACTCTTTTATTTCATCAAAGACATTAATTTTAGTCATACTTATTAGTTTTTAAAACTTAAATCCTTCAAAAGATTTTTTAGGTTTTTTATCTTCATAATCATTATACTCGTCATCCTGCCCACTGTCAAGTATATCTTTTTGAGCAGTTTGTTCACAATCGTACAATCTCATTTTGGCACGATCAATACCAACAATAAAGCGTTTATATACTGTTGGATCATTATAACGATTTTTCAATTGCTTCACCATAATCTGTCCCAACTGTTCCAATTCTTCTGTGCTAATAAGGGCAAACATAAGATCAGCAGTAGCAGGCAGACCAAATGATTCAGAAGTATCAGTAAGTTCAACATCAGAGTTACCATAACCACTACGAGTAGTTTGGGTAGCAGAGACAATTGGTACATTAAATTCAACTGCCAATCCACGAAGTTCTTCTGCAATTGCTTTAATATAAGAATAAGAATTAACAGAAAGGTTTGATTTATACCTACTAGAAGCACAAATATTGAGATAATCAATAAAAATAATATCAGGTCTAAATGACTTCTTAAGTGCAAGTTCATTAAGAAGAGATTTAAAGTGTCCACTGTGTGCAGATGCAGTTGGATATTCCTTAATTATAAGAGTTCCCTGAGTTTTCTTCGAGAGGTTTGTAACCTTATTCTCAAACGTTTGCCGAGGAAGTTCTACCAATTGTTGAATAGGAACATTCAGAAGGTTTGCATCAATACGTTCAGCAATTTTCTCCTCTGCCATCTCCAATGTAATGTAAAGCACATTATGTCCGTTAAGCACACAGGAGCTCGCCATGTGACACATGAAAAGAGATTTACCAACACCTGTCCCAGCAAGAGCGATATTAAGAGTCTTGTTAGGAAGACCACCTTTTGTAACTTTGTTGAAATATTCCAAATCAAACGGAATACGATCTTCTTTGCGGTGATAAGCATCATAACGTTCCTCATAATCTTGAAGATAATCATGACCAACATGATTATCAAACGATACTGCTAGGGCATTTGAAAGAATAGTTGGAATAGCATCTCTGTTTTTCTTTTCATCATTTCCATCGGCAATATGGATAGATTCTATTAGGGCAAGATAAATTGCACGATCACGGCACCATTTTTCAGTAGTATCAAGCAACCACTGATTTTCTACTGGTGCATTATGAAAAAGTTGAGATGTTTCTCTAATTTCTTTGATTTCCGTTTCGGATAAATCCGTGCGATTCTCTATTTCAATGTTTAAAACTTCTGGCGTAATTGCAGACCCATATTTGATAATGAATTTAGCAACCTCATCAAAAATGATTTTTTCCGACCTTTTCTCAAAATAATCTGGTTGTATGAATGGTATAACTTTGCGCGAGTAAGTTTCATTAAAAATCAAATTTCGTAGAATGGTTGTTTCAATTCGTTCCATAGGAGAATTCACGTTTGGCAATATCATCAAGTTGTTGCATTACTTCTTCGGTAAAATACACTTCAGGTTCTTTAAGAATCTGTTTAGCATATAATTTCTTTCCATCAATTTCATAACGACCTGCTGTATTTTTCCAAAGACCACCGATTTCGCCAAGTTCAAGTAATCCATAATAACGATCCAAACCACGTTCATCATAAAACAAACGTACTTCAACATCTTTATTCTCCTTACTCAAACGCGACTTAGCAGTCTTTGCTTTGATAATGTTTCCAACCACTTCCGTTCCATCTTTTTCTTTTTTCTTTGAGAGATAAATGATACTAGAAGCAGCATACTTAAGACCACTACCTCCACCCATTTCTTTAGTAGGAACGTAAGCACCAATAACATCATAAGTATGATTGGTTACAATCATTGGAATTTTTGCTTGCCCAAGTTTAAGGGTAAGCATGCGGAATGCGCCTTTAATAAGTTGCGATTTAGTCATGTCCCGAACTTCTTTATCATTCAAGGCATCATTAATTTCCTTACTTGTGGAAAGCATTCCCAAAGAGTCTAGCACAAAAATGCAAGGTTTGCGCTCACCTTCGGGTTTTTTCATATACAGGTCTACTGCCTTGAGCGCCGTTCCGCGAAACTCTTCAACAGTAACAACATTGACAACCACAAGACGAGAAGTATCAATTCCACGAGATTCTAGGAGAGATTTGGTAATAGCAGCTTCAGTATCAAAGTAGAGACAATAACCATCGGGATTGGTATCAAGAAAATTCTTAACAACAGCGAGGCTGAAGAAAGTTTTTCCAGTACTAGACTCTCCAGCAATAGCAGTAATCTTATTGCCAGATACGCCGCCAAATATGCTACCTGAAACCAGTGCATTAAAAATATATGAACCCGTGTCAACATAACTTTCAGTCTCATCAATATCTGAAGCAAGTTGCGTATACTCGCCACCAATTTCTTTTACAATATCTTTAAGAAAATCCATTTTTTGTATTCCTTTGAAATTTAAACGACCACAATTTTGCATACAAGTCTTTATGCTTGTCTTTATGTTTTTCCAATAATTCCATAATGACAATTAAATCTTTATCTGTTATTGGTAATGTTATCATGCCACCATACCATACTCTTCACGAAGTATTTTTTTATAGGGCAAACCTTGCTCTTTAAGATTCTTAACTAATTTTAACTTTTGATAGAGTGCAGTATCCCCACCCAAAGTTAATGCACTAATAATAGTGTTTAGTTCTTCGTCGTTAATAGGTAAATCCATCAGAAAAAAAATGATTCAAGGTTTGCAGTTTTTTCTTCTTTCCATCCAATAATATTCAGAATTGTTTTGAGTGGATCCAAGAATGCTTTTTCAAATTGTAGTTCATAGTCAATATATTTGTCAAGACCAAGTTCGGTAGGAAACTGCTGAATAAAAGAAATTACATTTTCCTGAATAGTGTTTGGTTTCTTCAAAAATAAAAACTTTACCTTTTCACCATTATTAATTAGCGAATATTTATTAGTAAGATTTTTCTGCTTTATATAATGATTAAACAATAATGCACCACGAACTTGAATTGGAGTTTTAGGAGCGTAGATACTAGAAGATGAATAATATTTCCGAACATCAGAAGCAGTTCTGGGAAACGCAATCTGTTCTGGAGGAAGAGATTTAAACTCTTCACGACATTTATCAATAAAATGAATCATGTCATCTTCAGTTCCACTCATTAAGATATTAAAAGATTCTTTCAACATCTTACGACAAGGTGCAGGTGTAGAAGATTTGATTGCTTCAATCCCTTTGATCTTCAGTTTAGATTCTTCATAACGAACACCTTCACTATCCCATACACTTAAAATGTATCGCTTCTTTGCAGTCCAGATACCACGTTCCGCAATACACTCACGCTTCATGATCATCTTCTGTTCATAAGCATTCACATACTCTGCCAATTCTTGGTAAGAACTTTCAATATATTTTTCAAATTCCACCTTACAGACCTTATCAAGGAACGAAACAACGCCTTGAGTAGTTTTCTCTCTTCCTTTGAATACAGTTTCCACCAGAGGACCCATATTAACGTAAAGAGAATCGGTATCTGAAGCAATAACATAATCTACATCTCCACTTTTAAGAATCTTGTTCAAGTAAGAATTTACTTTATTCATAATCCAGTTAATTGAAACTTGACCAGATAAAGTAATTGCTTCAGCATTTGCGAGTTTAAAGTAACGAAAATACTGATTACCGATGGCACCATAAGCAGAGTTCAATTGAATCTTACGTGCCATCTGGATGTTGTTGCAACGAGCAATCTCTTTAACCAATTCTTTGTTCTTGGTCTTTTCATATTCTTGCTCTGCCGCAAGCATTTTCTTCTTAAAGATCACACGTTCATTATAAATCTTCTCCATCAACTCTGGAAGAAATCCACGAATATCTTTACGATACATCGCTCCGTTTGCACAAACCGCATAATCCTTATACATCTCAAAGTTAATAGTCTGATTTAAAATTTTATCTACATTAACTGTTGGATGCTTCTCTTCAACAAGTGTTTCTGGAGAGATGTTGTACTGCATGATCAGGTGAGGATACAGCGAGTTAAGGTCAAAACTCACAACCCAATCATACATTCCTGGAATAGGTTCTTTTACATAAGCACCCTCATACTTGGAATCTTTATCAGAACGCTCTTTAGGAGGAATAACGATATTCCTTTTCTTCAGATAGTTATAGATGATTGTATCCCACATGCGAACTTGAGAAAATACATCCTCATAGTTTGCCTTGGCATCGTATGCCATAGTAAGAGCAAGTTCAATCAGTTTCATCTTGTCTTCCAAACGGTCAACAAGTTCCACGTCCTTGATGTTGTACTCTACAAACTTCTGCCAACCTTTAGTGTAGAAGTCTTTAAACGTATCAAACTCGGAGTGATCCAGTTTCTTTTGCTTGAGTTCAACTTCGGCAATATAATCCAAGCGATAGGATTCCTGTGCTTTATAAGTAAATTTCTTATAAAGATCAAGATAGTCTAACTGCGAGATTCCACCAATATCATAACAAAGGTGCTTACGTCCAGAGATATAAGTTTCATCTTCAGTAACAAGACCCCATGGCGACAACCGCTTCATGAGTTTTTCACCAAGAACCCTATCAATTCTACGAACAAGATATGGAATATCATACAGTTTGCTATTCCACCCAGTTACAACTTCAGGAGTATTTGATTCAATCATCCACCAATTAATAAAATCATTTAAGAGATCATATTCATTAGAAAAAGAACGATAATCAACATTCTTCTGTTTGTTTTGAAAAGGACCTTTTCCCCAAGTACGAATTTGCTTTGAAGAATAATCCTGAATAGTAATCAAAAGAACTTCCTCTGCAGCAGATTCTACATCGGGGAATCCATTTTCAGAAGCAACCTCAATATCAATAGTGGTTACTTTAATCTTACTAATGTCAAACTTCAGTTCCTCTTCTGGATAAATGTCAGAAATATACTGATAGATGTATTGTGTATTTCCGAAGATTTTAAAGTTTTCTACATTCTCATATTTTTTAACGAACTCCCTACAGTCACGTACAGATCCAGGTTGAACTGATTCTACATATTCTCCAGTTAATGTTTGGTATTTAGTTTTTTTATTCGCAGGGACAAAAAGAGTCGGGTTGAACTTCTCACGGGTCATAAAATGTTTACCATCTTCATAACCACGGACCAAGAAGTGATCCCCGACCATTTGAACGTTAGTGTAAAATCGCATCATTTACCTCAGTATACCGAAATTCTAACTCAAATTTTTTATTTTTATTTGTAATTATAACTGGTTGATTACCAGTAAATTCCTCATAAGCATTCAAAAACATTCGAAAATAATGCCAGTGATTCTTTGGAACATATTGTGGCGATAAACACAAAAACACATGATCAAAATTATAATCTTGAAATGTTATTTCATGCCGTTCTATATCATAGAATTTTGGAATATATTTTAAAATTATATTAGATTTTCCTCTATGTGAACTATCTGGATTTGTTATCCACACACAAGATTTTAGTTTTCCTTTACTGGCCAACCATCCTATCCAATTTCCTTCATTGACATAATTACATTTTTTGATATTTTCATATTCATAATCCATTGATTTTTCATTGCTTCCAAATAAATCAAATGAGTTATTCATGAAAACATCATCATGATGGTCAACATTAATCAATTCAATATTACTATAATCGGAAATAGAATGTAAAATATCATCATGTTCATATCCAAATGAAAACGATTTAGAATTTTTTAATGATTTTAGAAAAATATCAAAACAAAATAATAAAGCAGATTGATCAATATAAAAATGGCTTTCAGAAAAATCACTAAATTCAAATATTTTTTTCCACCTAACAGATGGATTTTCGTCATGAAACAATGAATTATATAATAACAATGATGATCCCATTATATAATCAAGATCAATGCTCAATACTTTCATCAATTATTCTCCAAAAAATCTAAATAAGATTTCAAAACATTAATTTTAACATCCATAATTGTAATGATATTTTCAGATTGTATCATAAATGTTTTTTGATCGCTAATACTATTCATCCAAAATTTAAAACTTAATTCTTGCCCCTGATCATTGATTTCGCATGGATTAATTAGTTTACAATTAGGTTCCCCGAGTTCAGAATCCATTTCTATAATTTGAGATATTAAGATAACGTTATTTCTTAATAATAGAGATTTAATTGGTGCTTCCATTTGTCTGCTCAGCGTACATTTTTTCTAAAGTTTCTATTGGATTCACTACAGTAACAACCCAATCAATTGGAATAAGAACATCTTCATCATTCGTCAAAATTATCCATGGGGACAATGATACTTTGACAGAAGGTTTTTCGGAATCTTTACTAGATTCCATCAAAAACATGCTGTTATCATAAGATATTATTTGTGGTTTATTAAGCAAATACCCATAAGTTTTTTGGGTATCTGGAATTACAAGTTCTTTTACTTCAGATACTAAATTTTCTCCAGATTTCAATATCAATAATTTGATTGACATAAATTACTACATGCTCTCCTGCCATTATAGCAATAAAAAAGAGGGGAGTCAACTGGATTTTGCCAGTCTCCCCTCGCGCCGACGATATTCAAAAGTATTTATAGATAATCTTTGCGCTTGTGATGATCAGGAACAATTCTACCAAGAGTCACAGTTAAAAGCCCATCCTCAAAATCAACTGATCGTACTTCCGTATCATCAGAGAGTGTCCACGCTCTCTTAAAACTCCGTTGAGCCAAACCTTTGTGGATATAGTTGGACTCCGTTTCTTTGTCTTCTTTTTGGCCCTCCACAAAGAGTTTGCCGTCTTGCGTGTAGACATAAACTTCTTTTTTCTTAAATCCAGCAAGTGCAAGCTCTAGTCGAGATTCTACGTTACTAACTTGAACTAGATTGTAAGGAGGGTAATTGGTGGTAGTTTCATGAAGATGAAAAATACGATCAAAATACTCATCCATTCCAATACTATACTTGTTGATCCTTTCCATCAGAGCAGGAAGATCTGCAGCAGTATACCTTGTAAGGTTAGTCATTATGGTAGCTCCTTTTTAAAGCGAGTTTGTGTTGTGTGGACCCTTTCGGCATCCGTATATAATTATAACACTTCCAATAAAAAAGCGGGTCGTAAAACCCGCACTTTATTATTCGGCGTCTTCTACCTTTTTCTTTTTAGACCCAATATTGTACTTGGTTTCTAAGATCCATTCTCCCTTATCTTTGTAAGAAAGAACTTTAATTTGATTAAGGGGTGCAATATCTTGAATTTTTTCAAGATCAACAATCGTAATTAGACCCCAATCCGCAAGAAGTTGGGCAATACGATTGCGGCGCTGAACATCATTCACAGTCAGGTTAGCGTGTTTACCGTCCAAAGCAAACAGTTCCTTAAAGTGAACGAGATAATATCTACCTTGCTTGTGCAAAATATGGCAAGACTGATAGATTTTCTTTTCCTTTCTTGAAGCGACTCCGATACGAGTCAAAGTTTCACGCACTTTCAAAAAGTCATCTGGTTCATTTAGAACCACTTCAACCATTTGACTTGGCGTCCACTTCACTTCAGGTTCTTGAACGACACTCATTTTGATCCTCCAGTTTCAAATTTTGATTTAATAAAAGTAAGTTGTTCTTTTGTAAGAATCCTCAAAGCTTG